TTTTTCAGTTATGCATAATATTAATCAGGACATAGCAGTTCTATTAGCATACTGTATGCAGGACTTTGAAGGTGTAGAACCATTAGAGTGTCCTATGCCAGAAGTTAAAAGAGAAGATCTTGTCATTAGAAATACAATGTACAAGACACCTAAACTTAGGAAGATACATTTAGAACTAGCAGAACTAAAAGGATTAAAGATATTACACTGTGTATTTTTTCCAGACCCTAATTATAATTTACCTATCTTTGGATGTGATATAGTTGCTAATGATAAGATTGTTAGTGCTGCTATTGTTGACGTATCACCAGTAAAAGGATTTGAAGAGTGGGATAAGATTAGAGATATTAGTAATGCTTTTGACTTTAGTGAGAAGAGACATATACCTGCATGGGGTGATGATGTATTTTCTCCTTATGCTAAGTTTATGCGTTTAAGTAATGACAAAGACATATCAAACTTCTATGTTCTTGTAGTAAACTACTTAAAAACATATTGTGATCTAGTAGATTCTGCTGAAAAAGATGACAACTGGATCATGACTATGCTAAGATATGATGACCAGATTCATTATTGTAAACAACAAAAAAAGAATGACAAAACACGTGCCATTCTTGTAAATTTATTTGATGAAACTTGGGCAAATAATTACATAGATAATGTACTATTTGACCTTCCTAGGATTAAATAGATTCCAGTTCTTATTGAAGATTACATCTATGTAAACCCATTTTGCATAGTGAACTCCACGATAACACAGCAGGGCAAAGACCTTCTCTGGATTATGAATTTCTGGATCGTATTCTGGAACATCTGGTATCTTCCAATTAATTTGTAACATTGTCTTTACCTCCTGTAATATTTAGTGTTCGGAGATCCTAACAAAACAGTTCAAGCAATCACACTTTTATGAAAACTACCAAATGGTCTGCCTATATTCTATTACAATCTAATAGATTAACTAAAGTAGAATTTACAACTGAATCAAATTTAAGAGAAGATGCTGAACAACGTTGTAAAGCGATGTATGGAGTAAGTGATATCAGACAGCTTAAAAGAGAGTGGACAGTTTAATTAGTGTACCACGTGGCTTGCAAATGGTATCGTTTACTATTATAATAAATGTATAAATAAATGATTCCGATTACATCATGACTTTCCAACCAATCTTTACTAAAGACGATCTCCTTAACTTCTTTCAAGCAGGAGACATAGACACAGAACAAGTAAAAGCATTCGCTACAAAATACAATGTTCAGATTCAAAGTGTCACCAAGAGAATGAACAAACTTCCACAGTTCCAGAAACTAGGTCGTGGTCGTTGGAATCTTACTGCACAAGAAATCCATAAGGCATATGTTGCACCTTCTGCACAACCTGCTGTTGAGACATCTTACATTCCTGATAAGGACAACACCTATGTTCCTTTCGGTAACTACAATAGTCTCAAGAAGATTATACAGTCTAAGATGTTCTATCCTGCGTTCATCACTGGTCTATCTGGTAACGGAAAGACTTTCTCTGTTGAGCAAGCATGTGCTGCTCTAGGACGTGAGTTGATCAGAGTCAACATTACTATCGAGACAGATGAAGATGATCTTATCGGTGGTTTCCGTCTTAACGATGGGTCAACTGTATGGCATAACGGTCCTGTTATTGAAGCACTCGAAAGAGGTGCAGTACTTCTCCTAGATGAGATCGACCTAGCATCTAATAAGATTCTATGTTTACAATCTATCCTTGAAGGTAAGGGTGTATTCCTTAAGAAAATTGGAAGATTTGTAAAACCTGCTGCAGGTTTCACGATTATAGCCACCGCTAATACAAAAGGAAAAGGTTCTGACGATGGTAGATTCATAGGAACTAATGTTCTTAACGAAGCATTCCTTGAGAGATTCCCTATCACTTTTGAGCAAGAGTATCCATCTGCCTCTATTGAGAATAAGATTCTAGCAAATCAAGGATGTGATAAAGAGTTCGCAGAGAACCTAGTCAAGTGGGCAAGTATCATCCGTAAGACATTCTTTGATGGTGGTGTTGATGAAGTGATTACAACACGTAGACTTGTTCACATTGTTCAAGCATTCAACATCTTCAACAACAGATTGACTGCTATCACTCATTGTGTTAACCGTTTCGATGATGACACTAAGCAATCATTCCTTGATCTTTACACCAAAGTTGACGCAGGGGAAGAAACAGAGTATAATGAAGGGGAATAATAACCCTTCATTATGAGGAAATACAATGAGGATGGATATCTAAAAGAGATTTCCGAATACATTGCTAATACATACCGAGGTCATTATTCTGTAGGAAACGTACAGACTCTTGACCTCATTGACTCTGTTGGTGATGCTGAAGCATTCTGTAGAAGTAATGTTCTAAAGTATGCATCACGTTATGATAGGAAAGGGACAGCAAGAAAGGACATTCTAAAGATTGTTCACTATGGTCTACTCCTCCTACACTTCAACGACAAACGCGAAAAAGCAAATCAAACTAATGCAGGAACTCCTTCTGCCTTTACTGTAGATTACGACAAATGATTATGATTACCAAACCCACTATTGAAATTCTAAAGAACTTTTGTTCTATCAACAAGTCTCTTGTTATTAAACCTGGCAATAGGTTAAGTACATTAAGTATCAATAAAAATATTCTTGCCTATGCTGATGTTGAGGAACAGTTTGATTCACAGATGTCTATCTATGATCTCTCAACATTTCTAGGTGGGTTATCTTTATTTGAGAAACCATCTATTGATACATCAAAAGAGAATTATGTAACTGTTAGTGATGCTGCAGGACTATCTAAAACTAGATTCTTCTATGCCGATCCTGATATTATTACACAACCTCCAGAGAAGGAAATTACTCTTCCTAGTCAGGATGTTAGTTTCCATCTTAATGCTAGTGTTCTTCAGCAACTTCAACGTGCTGCTTCAGTATATCAACTACCAGACTTATGTCTTTATGGTGACAGTGAAGTAATGAACTTGACTGTATGTGATAAGAAGAATGATACATCAAACAGTTATTCAGTTGAAGTAGGATCTACAGATGCTGAGTTCTGCTATTGTTTTAGAGTTGAGAATTTAAAACTATTACCTGGTGCATATGATGTGTCAATAAGTAAAACTAACGTTGCACTCTTCCAAGGTAATGGGATAAAATATTTTATAGCACTAGAACCAAACACATGAACATCTTTGTGACTGACCCAGACCCCATTAAATCAGCACAAGTCTTACCAGACAAACACATAGTAAAGATGCCATTAGAGACATGTCAAATGCTTTCTATTGTTGCATCAGAGAAATGGGGTCATGGATTCGGTGTTCTACCTAAAGTAGATGGAGCACCATACAAAACAGATAAGGGTGCATTTCGTAATCACCCTTGTACTATCTGGGCACAGAATAACTTTCGTTGGTTGATAGAACATGGTCTTGCATTGTGTGCAGAATATACACACAGATATAACAAGACACATAGTTGTCAATACACCATAGAGTGTGCGGATATTATTTTCCCAGATTGCCCACCACCAACATCATTTGTATTTGCAGGTCCTGATCAATTCAAGTATGATACTAGCATTGACATCTTTACTGCATACAAAAGATATGTTGCATTTAAACCTTGGGTCGCCACTAATTACTTACGTGACCCATCTCGCAAACCAAATTGGGTATGAATGATTTTTTATGGGTGGAGAAATACAGACCAAAAAAGATTGAGCACTGTATTCTTCCATCAAATGTGAAAGAGACTTTTACTAGTTTCGTAAAGCAAGGAGAGATACCAAATCTCTTGTTGTCAGGAACAGCAGGAGTCGGTAAAACAACTATTGCAAAAGCATTATGCAATGAATTAGGAGCAGACTTCTATGTTATTAATGGGTCTGATGAGGGTAGATTCTTGGACACTGTACGCAATCAGGCAAAGACCTTTGCTGCTACTGTTTCTCTTACATCTGAATCTCGTCATAAAATTCTCATTATTGATGAAGCGGACAATACGACACCCGACGTACAATTACTCTTACGTGCCTCAATCGAGGAGTTCCAGAAAAACTGTCGGTTCATCTTCACGTGTAATTTTAAGAATAAAATAATTGAACCTCTACACTCTAGAACAACTGTTATTGATTTTAATGTTCGTGGAAAAACAAAACAAGAACTCGCTAGTAAATTCTTTGAACGGTGTCGTGGGATTCTTGTTGCAGAAGATATACAATACACTGATTCTGTGGTCGCTCAAGTCGTCCAGAAATACTTCCCAGACTTTAGAAGAACACTCAACGAATTACAGAGATACGCATCTACAGGAAAGATAGATACTGGTATCTTGGCAACCCTTGGTGATGCTAAGATAGATCCACTTGTAGCATCATTAAAGAACAAGAAATTTAATGATGTTAAGAAGTGGGTTCAACAAAATATAGATAACGATCCTATATCTATCATGCGTAAACTGTATGATAGTTTACCTACAACAGTAGATAGTCCTAGTGTTGCTGCAGCAGTTTTAATAATTGCTGAGTATCAATACAAGGCAGCATTTGTTGTAGACCAAGAGATAAACTTATTAGCTTGTCTTACCCAAATTATGTTGGAGTGTAACTTTAAATGACTAACAGATTTATGAAAAAACGTGAGAAGATCAGAGCACAAATGAAGTCCAGATTCTATTACTTGTTCTGGGGTGCTATGGCAGGTGCTGTTGTAGGTGGACAAATTTATGTCGGTACATCTTATCGTTTTATGGCAAAATCAATGAACAGATGGTTTGATGAAACTGTTCAGATATTGCAACAACCAATAAAACCTAGAACAATGGTTCCTATCCCAATGCCTACTCCAGATTACTATGACAATCCTATGATAATCAGATGAAAAAGATAGGAATATTTCCAACAAATATCTTTGAGTTTCAATTACATGATCTCCAACTTAGAGATGATGTTTATAGTTATATTGATACTCTTCAGATGAGTCGGTTTAACTTTCCACATAGAGTCATGAGTTCTCATGGCGATCTTCATAAACACGAAGAACTTAAACCATTGTATGATTGGTTTCATCAGTGTTTAGAAGAGGCAAGAGTAGCAGAAGGATTACAATGTGAAAGTTTAAAGATATCATTGTCATGGGCAAACTGGGCACCTAAACAATCTGGTGCAGGTCACCCAATGCATAGACATAACTATGCGTACTACTCTGCTGTATATTATCTTACAGAAGGATCACCTACAGTCTTTTTAGATCCTGTAGATATTAGAGGGTTAGATACTCTTGAAATATTACAGGGAGATAGAGAGAGTGTTCCTAATGAAAAAGAAATAATTGCAGAACCTGGTAAACTAATTCTATTTCCTGGTTGGTTAAGACATTGTTCAGCACCACATCATCAGGACTTTAATAGATTTACTATATCATTCAACAGTCTTCCTGATGGTGCCATTAACGGTGGTCCTGGTGGAGTTCCAGTTGCAACCTTGAAAATATTATGATGAAAACTCCATTGCGTTATCCTGGTGGCAAATCTCGTGCCACAAAAAAGATAGCACAATTTCTTCCAGATCTTACAAAGTATAAATCATATCATGAACCATTCTTAGGAGGTGGGTCTGTTGCATTATACATTGCTCAAACTTATCCTCACCTAGACATCTGGGTGAATGATCTATATACACCATTAATAGAATTTTGGCAAACCTTAGCATCCAAAGGAGATGAACTCTACAATGAACTTATTCAACTTAAATACAGACACTGTGAACCTGGCTCTGCTAGACAACTTTTTCTCGAAGCTAAAGAATATCTCGATAGAGAAACCTCAACCATATTTGATCGCTCCGTTAGTTTTTATATCGTTAATAAGTGTAGCTTTAGTGGTCTCACAGAATCGTCCTCCTTCTCCCCTCAAGCCTCAGACAACAACTTTACCGTCAGAGGTATTGAAAAACTAAGATACTATAAGGACATCATTGAAACTTGGAAAATCACCAACACGACGTACGAGGAACTATACACTGATAGTGTGGGCACTTTTACTTACCTTGACCCACCTTATGAAATCAGATCTTCATTGTACGGAAAGCGAGGTAGGATGCACAAAGGATTCGATCACGATAAATTCTATGAAAACTGTGATCAGTCCTGTGGACACATGATGGTATCATATAATAGTTCTCAGTTAATTAAAGATAGATTTGTAGACTGGGATGCACAAGAGTACGATCACACCTACACTATGAGATCAGTAGGTGACTACATGAAAGATCAACAAGACAGAAAAGAATTACTTTTATTAAATTATGGCATACGATGATCGTTATCCTTTAAAGGATTATTTGAATAGTATTAATTACACTAAGGATTACCTCATGGAAGAGGATCCAGATTGGGAAAAGAATTACCCAACTTATGTTATTAATAAGTGTATGTCACATCATATGGATACTATTGTCTTTGCTAATGAAATGAATAGATATCCTAATTTAGATAAACGTTTGCAATATGATTTTTATATACATACTGTTAGACCCAAAAGAAGATTTTCTCCTTGGGCAAAGAAACAGCAAGTGAAAGATCTTGACCTTGTGAAAAAATACTATGGTTATAGTAGTGAAAAAGCAAATCAAGCCTTACGGATCTTAACTCCTGACCAACTTAACTACATTAGACAAAAACTGAGCAAGGGAGGCAAGAAATGAATGATGTGGATTGGACTAAAGATGATATGGTTGAAGTCACTCTTAAAGAACCAGATGACTTCTTAAAAATAAGAGAGACTCTTACTCGTATAGGTGTAGCATCTAGAAAAGAAAGAAAGTTATATCAGTCATGTCATATTCTTCATAAGAAAGGACAGTATTACATAGTACATTTCAAAGAGTTATTTGCATTAGACGGTAAGAAAGCAAATCTTTCAGAGAATGATCTACAACGCAGGAATAGAATTATTAAACTACTTTCTGATTGGGGACTAGTAGAGATCGTTAAGGTATCAGATGTGGTAGATGTAGCACCACTAAGTCAGATAAAGGTAATAGCATACAGGGAAAAGGGAGAGTGGATCCTTGAGTCCAAGTATAACATCGGTAAAAAGAGACAAGTATCAGAATGATATATAGAGTAGGTAAACTCTAAATCATGACAGAAGCAGTTAAAAAAGAAGAACCTAAGAAGAAAGGTATCATAGGTAAACTTAAAGAAGCAGCAGACGATAAAGAAGAGCAACTCGCTATTCTTTCTACATTCGTAAGATTGGCAGTGCTCGTGTGGTCCGCAGGGATCTTGACGTTAGCATATGTTAAGTTACCTGCAGCATTTAAAATACCAGAACAAAAACTGGATCCAACTTTCATAGCTTCGGTCTTTACTGGTACGCTAGCTACTTTTGGCGTACAAGCGGCTGGTAAGAAAAAGAATGGAGAAGGTGGTGGTAGTGCTAACATATCTAAAAAGGATATGGAATTTCTTATTGCTAAAGCATCTGAAACTGCACCTGCACAAACTATAAGGATTGAATCTGGTCCTGTAAAAATTGTCCCTGACAAATAAAGATCATGCAAAAAATTATTAATGTACTTGCTATTGCGTCTACTGTTGTATCTGCTACCGTTGTTGGTGGTGGTATATACGTATACCTCAATAGGGCATCCATCATTGATGGAGTTAAATCTAAAGTTATGGAATCAGTTATGCCATCTGTACCAGGTGTTAATGGATTGGGTTCTGGAACTACACCAGAGGTAGGACTTCCAGAACTTCCTGTGTCAGATGTAGAAGTTCCTAGTTTTTAAGAGGTAGTTATGAATAAATGGATAGGTATTAGTCTGGGAGGAATCTTAGGCATAACACATATAGGTATGATTGGTATGATTGCTACTCAGAAAGGTAGTAAATTACCTAAGATTGATATACCTCATGGTGACTATACTTCTTATGTTATCTCAGCAAGCGAAGAAGGATATAAAATAAGTTATTCAGCAAACGATCCAAAGACAGCATTCATCACTAAGGACATTAAAGAGAAAGGTGGATTCCTAGGACTTGCAAATAATACTACTAAGGTTACAGAAGAGTACTTCATGGATGGTCAGATCAATCAGGGCGGTCCTGTATCTAACCATAGGTCTTGGATAGATATGCCACCTGGTTTGACTGCAGGTCAGGCAGCTGCAATAGATGAGATCAGAAAAAGTGAAGCATGTATCGAAGCAGTCGGTGCAGCAAAAGGAACTGGGAGACTGGTTGGGACTAGCATTGGTGCTGCTGCTGCTCCTAGTCTTTCCTCTATTCCCTTTGTTGGTTGGGTTGCTGCAGGTTGGGTAGCAATGTTTGGTGGAGATCAAGGTGCAGATATAGGTGGTAACATGGCAGAAGATTTAAACAAGAACTGCTAATGCAGACTGTTGATAATTTTTTAAGTGCTGAAGAGTTCAATGATTTGGAGTCTCGCATACTAGGAGACCATATTGATTGGTATTGGAATGATGGTATTACTCATGAGGGTGATGGGTTATTCCAATTTACTCATACTATATTTGATGCACCTAAAGATCAGAAGAGTCCTTTGTTCTATCATTGCAAATCAGTATTAAATAAACTAGGTGGTGCTGTCTATAGAATAAAAGCAAACCTAACTACTAAAACTGAATCACATACATACACTGGTTATCATACAGATTTTACTGAAGAGGAATTTGTAGGACAGACTGGTGTTTTTTATATGAATACTAACAATGGATGGACTGAGTTTAAATCTGGTATAAAGGTAAATAGTATTGCAAACCGCATGTTAATATTTGATTCTAAGTACGAACATGTAGGTGTAACATCTACTGACAGTAATCGTAGAGTCGTTCTAAATTTTAATTTTAAGTAATGGATTTTCAAAAAATAACTACAGGAGTAACAGCAGCAGCAGTTGTAGGGACTGGTGCAGTAGTTGGTGGTGGTCAAATTATTGACAATATGAATGACGGTCCTGCCAAGAGACAAGAAGCACAATTAGAAGAGATCAGAAAAGTTATCAGAGAAGAGATTTATATACAACTAGTAGAGAACTGGCCAAAGACTTCAGGTCCTGTGAAAGGTTATCAAGTTAATCCTATACCTAAGAAGTAGGTTTTCTAGGAGGCAATCCTTTTTTCTTACGATACTCATCCGTTATAATATCTTGACGAGTGGGTTTCGTAACTTTTTTGCCAAATTTTTTCTTTACGAAGTCTGTTGCTTTTTTAATTATAGGTTTTATTACTCTTAATAATAATGGTGTTGCAGCTGCAGACGCAGTTGCAATTACTGCTATTGCTGCTGTTGTGCTGACTTGACCTGCATTAGGTACAAACTGTTCTATTGTTGGAACAGGTTCCCAGATAGTCTCACAGATCAATCCATCAGGTGTTAGTTTATATTCCTTTACTTGCTCATCACCCTTCTGATTCCTGTCACCTATACGTCTAGCATTCTTAGGAGGACACTCTACTTCTTTCTTATTATCGCCAGGTGTTTTTGGTGGTTCAACATCTGGTGAAGGAGGTGTTAAAGGTTCACCTGTATCAATACCTTCTGCTTCTTCTGGTTCAACGTATACTGTTTGCCAAGACAATTCTCTAGCATCATACTCAGGTGGTTCATAGTATGGCATACCACCATCACATAATACTACGTTCTGTTTAGGGTCATCATTTACTAGTTGTTTATTCTTATTAACAGGATTCTTTGCGTTCTCTTTATTGACTTTTACACAACCTGGCATGTTTACAATAGGAGTTCCTATCAATGTTGTTACTGGAACTTCTATTGGTAAAGCACTGTACGGTGAGTAGACCCAATTATGTTGAATGGGTCTAACACCTATGTAATTATTTCCAACAGGACGAATGGTAATATTAGGTATACCCGCATTATTTAATTGTATATTTTGTATTTCATTTATCGGCATTGATATCACCTATTGACATTTCAAAGTCTTTGGGATCATTGCTATTAGGTTGTTTCCACTTAGGTTGTGGTGTTACATGTTGATGTGGTACCACCTGACCACCAGGAGCTGTTACTACTACGTCAGCACATATGGTATGGTAAGGAGATTTAGGATGAAAAAATATTCCACTCTTTTTTAATTCACCACAGTTTTTCAATCTTGCTAATTCAAAGTCTAATCTCTTATTAGCTACGTTTTGATTAGATAAATCTATCTGAGCCTGTGCTGCCTCATGGCATTGTTTAGTTAACTTCTTATTCATAGGTATTGATAGGGTAGCAGACAATCCTAGGTTAAATGATTGGTTTGCTTTCATATCAGTCCGAATAGGTTTTCTCCATAAAACTTGACCAGGATTATCAGGTCTACCGTCAGGTCCGTCTACATCAACTCTGATATCCATGTCAGCACCATCTTCAAACCATCTACTACCGTCATCTTTGGTTCGGGTATCATACCATGTTTCCCAAGGGTAGTTCTTAACCGTAATAGTTTGTTGGGTTGTCCGACCTGTAAAGTCAGTCATGTCATATTGTGGTTCGTAATATACGTCCTCCCAAGGATCCTTTCTTGAATCTGCAAATTGAATGTATGGTGTAACGTTAAGTGTACTACCTTGACACTGAACACCATTACCATAGGTATTAGTTATATACGGTCCCTGTAAAACTTGTATAGCTTGATTGGTCACTGAGCCACTGGAATTTGCTATTGGATTCGCTGTGGCAGAAACACCTCCGACACTTTCTGCTAGTACTACTGTTGGAGATAAAATACTAGTTATGGTCGCTATTGCGTAAACGTACTTGTTGTATCTGTGACACTTTGGATAGTGGTGGTACGCTGTATTATTGTCTGGTTGGTCATCCCTGGGCCTTGATAGCTCTGAGTGAATTGGAACGCTTCGCCTGGTGTTGATATGGTGAAGTTGTTCGCTTGAGTGAAGTCTAAACTGTCGAAGGAACTTGTTACAGTTCCTGATACGTTTACTCCACTTGCTGAAGTTGCTGATTGTGAAGGAGTCACTGTCACTGTGGAAGTGTTCACTGGTGGGTTGAGTGCTTCTCCATTGTTTGAAACCCCGACCCCTGTTACTGAGTATTCCCATCCTGTACGATAATCTATTGAAAATATGGTCTCCTGGACCGTGGATTCAGTTTCCGTGTGGCTCGTCATGGAACCCTGTTGGAAATTTGGTACGACTGGAACCGCAAGGGTTCTCAGTGGTATACCCATGAAACATATTACTAGTAGTACTATACGTTTCATAATATTATATAGTCGCTTTATCGGATTGTGATTTCTGTAACCAGTTGTCCAGTTGCTGAAGTTCCAGATCCACCTGCTGTTAGTGTCATTGCTCCAGAAGTTGCAATAGTACCAGCAAGATCTCCTGCAGTACCAGGTGCTGTAGAAACTATGTTACTGTAACCTAATACATCACCTACATCAGCAGCAGTAGTAACAATAGCATCACCAGTTGTTATGTTCTGAGTGAAACTATATGAATTTCCTTGAGTTGATTGTGCTACATCAGGAAGTGCAAAAGTTGCTACACCTGCATTACTGACCTCAGAGATACCACCTAAGTTACTAGCTGCAGTACCACCTGACGGTGTAATAGTTGTGTCAACACCAGATCCACTAGTGCTGTAAGAGTTACCCGCCCTTGAAACCTGAGTATAGCCCGCATCAACCTGTAGTTGAACAGAGCTAGTCAGTCTATGAGTGAGGTCTGCTCTCGCTGCCATTGGACTCATCAAACCAATCATACCGAAAAAGATTAATGCTTTTTTCATTTTCTTCTAAGTAGATATAACTATCTGATCTATATAGGTGTCGAGAACCCCCTAGAAATGTTCGGAATGTACCGTTTGCTTATACCTGAGTCTATGGTTAAATAGTATTGTCGCCTTCGGGGACACAATTTACACTCGCTTACTTAAGGAGAACCATTATGGAAAAAATAGAAAGGTATCGCTCTACCGATTTACCAGATCTTTTAGATAAGATTTCAAGAAACAGTATTGGACTAGACAACTACTTCGATCAGTTTTTTAATATTCCTTCTTCCAACTATCCACCTTATAATTTAATTAACTTGAATAATCATGAGTCTAGACTAGAGATTGCTCTAGCAGGATTCAAAAAGGAAGAGGTAAAAGTCTACACAGAATATGGAAAACTAGTAGTAGAAGGAACTAAACCAGAAGATAAAGAAACCACAGAGTACTTCCACAGAGGACTAGCACGTAGAAACTTTAACAAATCTTGGACACTATCTGAAGACTGTGTAGTTGATGACGTTACATTTGAGAACGGATTACTTACAATAGAGCTAAAGAAAATTGTTCCAGAAAAACATGCACGTAAAGATTACATCTAAATAGGTGTATGGAATTACATCATGAAGAAAACTACTGGTGGGATCTGTTTAGTTGGAAAGAACTAGAACTCCTCATCAACTTAAGACCACTCATGTCTACCGACAGGGTGGTTCTTTTGCATTCAAAAAAAGGATATGAATGGAATTTAGATACTTGGTCTACACAAGATTCAGTTCCTGCTTCAGTTATTAAAGAAGTATTGGAAACTGGGTTTCTGTATATCAAAGAAGCATCTAGGTTTACCAGAAAGATTAATGAACTAGCAAAGGAAATAGAAAAAGAATATGGGTATCAAACTGATGCTCACATCTATGCAACTCTAAACCCAGACTTACCCCATCCTCTAGGTGCTCACATAGATGACAATGATAATGTTATAGTACAATGTGAAGGTGCAACTAACTGGAAGGTATGGGATAAGATGGATGTTATACCTGATAGTAGAAAAGATTGGGTAAATCTAGATTTGGATAAACCTCCTGCACTAGATGTAACGTTACTACCAGGTGATGCTGTGTGGATTCCAAAATACTATCCGCATCTTGCAACTTCTGAAGATGATAGACTATCAGTAAGTTTTCCTTCAAGGGGTGTTAAAGGTGTTACATTCCAAGACAGAGAATGGTTAACTTTAGACAAAATGTAGTTTAAGATACAGTTAATGTAGACTAGATATTAAGGTTTATTTTTTAAAACTCATGAAAGCATTCGCAGTTGCCCTGCTCGGTCTATTCGCACTGACCCCTGTAGCAGAAGCAAGAACAAGATTGAGTGGTGCAGGTGCATCATTCCCATCTAAGATCTATACTCGTTGGTTCTCAGACGTAGCAAAATCTGGTGGAGCAAGAGTAAACTATCAGGCAGTTGGTTCTGGTAGTGGAAGAAAAGCATTTATTGATGAGACAGTAAACTTTGGTGCGTCTGATGATCCTATGAAAGATAGTGACATTGCCAAAGTAAAACGTGGTCTAGTTCAGATACCTATGACAGGTGGAACTATTGCTTTTGGTTATAACAATCCTGACTGTGATCTTAAGTTAACTCAACAACAGGCAGTTGAAGTTGCTATGGGTATTATCACTAACTGGAAAGAAGTTGGATGTGATGATCAGAAGATGACTTGGGCACATAGATCTGATGGATCTGGAACTACCAAGGCATTTACTAATAGTATGCAAGCATTCTCAGAAACTTGGACACTAGGTACAGGTAAATCTGTAGCGTGGCCAACAGGTGTGGGTGGTAAAGGTAATGCAGGAGTAGCAGGAGTGATTAAGAATACACCTGGTGCTATCGGTTATGTAAACCAATCTTATATTGATGATGATGTAAGACCTGCAGCATTAGAAAACAAGTGGGGTGACTTTGTAAAACCATCAGTTGATGCAGGAGCAAAGGCACTTAATGGTATTGAGTTAGATGAGAACCTTGCAGGTACAAATCCAAATCCAGAGGCAGAAGGAGCATATCCTATTGCTACATTGACTTGGATACTTGCATATGAAACTGGTAATGGTAGAAACACTGAAGCAATCAAGACAACTCTATCAACTCTATTGAGTGATGAGTATCAGGACAAAGCACCTAAGTTAGGATTCGTTCCTCTTAAGGGTGACATTCTTGATAAAGCAAGATCAGCTGTTGACAAGATCGGCAAATAAGTATATAATCCTAGTATGATTGAATTGACTCTTACTTCACTTCTAATGTTCATGGGAGGAAACTTCTGTGAATATGCTCAAGAAGGGCACGATGATTACAAGTCATTGCTAATGGCGTACAGTGATGCTAGTGCAGAGTATGGAGTAGAGGAAGTTAAGAAAGTGATTGAACAGTCTGGAGATATTAAACTCCAAGCAAAAGCAGTTATCTTACTTAAGTGTCCTCAAGTCATTCTAAAGTGATATATAGTATACAACTGAAGAGACCTCCAAGGGGTCTCTTTTCTATTGGAATAAACTATGAATTACTACTTGAATTGTAAACCTAATAATTATACAGGTGATTACGATTTAATAACTTTAGACTTGCCAAGTGACATGTCTGGTGATATAATGAAATACGTTAGACCTTTGGCAGAAGAATACAACAAATCTGAAACCAGAGTTCTGAAGGACATCATTAAAAATTCTATCTACGAAATCGAAAGGAGAGAAAATGAGCGTAAGAATCGTAAGAACAAAAAATGGTGAAGACATCATTTGCGATCTTTATGAGGTAACTACTAAAGAAAAACCAGAAGAACCTGTTGCGTTTCAATTATCACATCCATACAATGTATGGTTGGAGGGTGTTGATGAACCTAGAGTTCTTATCGAAACAGATGCACAACCAGAGGTTCAACAACTTCCTGATCCCCAAATTCATTTCAGACCTTGGGCACCTTTATCAGTATCTAAAAAAATTATGATAAAGATGGATGAAGTCGTATCAGCATACGAAACTTATCCAGAGGTTATTAAAAAGTACAATCATCTAGTGGAGGCAGACAGTGGAAGAGGAGATGCTACAACAGCAGATCAAAGTGATCTTATTGAGACAAAGGAAGGAATACCTGTTGGGGAAGGTGACGGAGCTGGACGAGGAGCCAAGCTTATTGATTGAAAATTGTTTTGAGATTATTTCTGATACAGAGATAAGACCATTTCCATCATTCACATCCCAACGTGACATGTTCTTGACATCCGAGACAGTCTTGACTATACTTGATCCTAGTCCTGCTATTGAGAAACTTTACAAAAAACAGTGAGCAAGTTTTATACTAACATCCAACTAGCAGGAGATACAATCCTGTATAGAGGATATGAGAATGGAAAACCTGTGCAGTTCCGTTCTCATTTTTCTCCTACATTATATGTCTTATCAAAAAATAAAGAGAAGTTTCAAACTCTTGATGGAAGATATGTCTCACCTGTTAAGTTTGACAAACCAAGAGAAGGTAGAGAATTTATTCGTCAGTATGATGGTGTAGAAGGTTTTGAAGTTCATGGGTATGAACGTTTCGTATATCAATATATTAGACAAGAGTTTCCTGATGACGTAGATTACAATGTCAATCAGATAAAGATGTACGCAATGGACATCGAGGTTCAATGCGAAAACGGTTTCCCTGATGTAGAAGCAGCAGCAGAAGAAATGCTATCAATCACCATTAAAGATATGGTGACTAAAAAGTTTTACATCTGGGCAGTCAAAGATTTTAATACAGAACACCAGAAGTTTATATTTGATACTGAACGTGAGATGCTTATGCATTTCATAGACTGGTGGGTGAAACACACCCCAGATATCTTGACAGGATGGAATGTAAACCTTTATGATGTACCATACATATGTCGTAGGGTTAAAAGAATCCTAGGTTCCAAATGGATGAACTCTATTTCACCTTGGAATCGTGCAAATGAGAGGGAAGTTTATGTCCAAGGACGCAAGAACTATGCTTATGATGTTAGTGGGGTTAACATTCTTGACTATCTCGACCTTTACCGTAAGTTTACTTATAGTAACCAAGAATCCTATCGACTTGATCACATCGCTCATGTCGAGTTAGGACAACGTAAGGTTGACCATAGTGAGTATGAAAACTTTAAAGATTTCTATACATCAGATTGGCAGAAGTTTATTGAATATAACATTCAAGATACAGAATTGATTGATCGTCTTGAAGAGAAGATGAAGTTATTAGATCTTGCCATAACTATGAGTTATGATGCCAAGGTTAACTTTGAAGATGTGTACTCACAGGTTCGTATGTGGGATACAATGATCTACAACTATCTTACTGATAGAAATATTGTTGTCCCCCCTAAGAAGGGTGCAAAGAAAGATGAAAAGTATGCAGGTGCCTATGTTAAAGAACCGATACCAGGAAAGTATGATTGGGTGGTTAGTTTTGACCTTAATAGTCTGTATCCTCACCTTATCATGCAGTACAATATCTCGCCAGAAACACTCTGGGAGACTAGACATCCCAGTGCGAGCGTTGAAAGGATTTTAAATGAAGAGATAACCATCGAAGATGATGTATGTGTATGTGCCAATGGTGCACAGTATCGTAAAGACATACAAGGTTTCCTACCTGAGATGATGGATAAGATCTACAAAGAACGTACGATCTATAAAAAGAAAATGCTCGCAGCAAAACAAGCATATGAAAAAGCACCGACTGATAAACTACAAAGAGATATCTCCAAGTTTAATAACATTCAGATGGCGAGAAAGATCCAACTTAATAGTGCTTATGGTGCTATTGGTAATCAATACTTTCGCTATTACAACCTTGCCAACGCAGAAGCTATTACTCTATCTGGTCAGGTTTCTATCCGTTGGATTGAAGGTCGTATGAATAAATATCTAAACAAGATTCTTAAGACGGAGGATATAGATTATGTCATTGCAAGTGATACTGATAGCATATATCTTAATCTCGGTCCTTTGGTTCAAAGTGTATACAAGGGGAGAGAGAAGGATGATAAAGTCATCGTTAGCTTCCTTGATAAGGTGTGTGATGTGGAATTTGAGAAATATATTTCGGATTCTTATCAAGCGTTGGCCAACTACGTAAACGCTTATGACCAGAAGATGTTTATGAAACGTGAGACCATTGCCAACAAAGGTATATGGACTGCAAAGAAAAGATATATTTTAAATGCATGGGACATAGAAGGTGTAAGATTTGATCAACCTAAACTAAAAGTTATGGGTATTGAAGCGGTCAAGTCTAGTACACCTGGTGCATGCAGAGAGAAAATTAAAGAGTGCTTGACTGTTATCATGAATGAAGGAGAAGAGGCAGCACAGGAGTTCATTGCAAACTTTAAAGATCACTTCAACGAGTTACCTGTTGAAGATATATCATTCCCCAGAGGATGCAATGGGATAAATAAATGGGCGAACCCATCCAGTATCTATAGTAAAGGAACACCCATTCATGTTCGTGGTGCGTTGTTATACAACCACTACAATAAGAAGAATAACTTAATGCACAAATATCCCCTTATACAAGACGGTGAAAAAATTAAATTCGTTTATTTAAAAACACCTAATAAGTTTGGAGAAAATGTAGTGTCATTCATCAGCACCTTCCCAAAGGAGTTTGGACTTGACAAACAGGTGGATTATGAGTTACAATTTGAGAAGAGTTTCCTTGACCCAATAAAGGTTATATTAGATACAATAGGATGGAAGTCGGAAAAGGTAGCAAGTTTGGAGTTTCTTTTTGGATGACTATTTTTATTGTTGAATATAAAAAAGCATTTGGTGCAGGTGAGCACATGCAAGAAAAGGAATTTCACGATGAGGTAGAAGCACGTTGGTTTGAAAAATCCAAGCAACGTTCTAATCACATCACTAAACTTACTAAACGTTCCCCTTAACATGAATTTTCTCAAAGATGTAGCAACGGAGATTGACAATGAATATGCTGCACTTGTCAGCGACGGAGTTTCAGCTGGTGATACAAGCGGTTTTATCGACACTGGTAGCCATGTATTTAATGCTCTATTATCTGGGTCGATCTATGGAGGTATCCCAGGAAACAAGATCACTGCTCTCGCAGGAGAGTCAAGTACTGGTAAGACTTATTTTTGTCTCGGCATCGTTCAGCATTTTCTTGAGTCTGATTCCGATTCTGGTGTCATATATTTCGAGTCCGAATCTGCCCTTTCTAAAGAGTTAATAGAGAGTAGAGGTATAGACTCATCACGTATGTTGATAGTTCCTATTACTACTGTCCAAGAATTTAGAACTCAAGCAATAAGAATTTTAGATAAATACCTTCAACAGAGTGATCGCAAACCATTAATGTTTGTGTTAGACTCTCTTGGTATGCTTTCCACAACGAAAGAAGTTGAAGACGCTGAAGCAGGTAAAGAAACACGAGACATGACTCGTGCTCAAATTGTTAAGTCAATCTTTAGAGTTTTAACTTTAAAACTTGGAAAAGCAAATGTTCCCTTAATAGTTACAAATCACACTTATGATGTCGTCGGATCTTATATCCCTACTAAAGAAATGGGAGGAGGCTCTGGTCTCAAG